GGCGGCGCGGGCTGGGCGTCGGCGGGGATCTGCACCCCGATGCTAGGCAGGTTCGGGGGGACTTCCCCGCTGGCGGGCGCTGGCGCGTTCGGCGTTTCGCCAGGCTTGGAGTTCAGTTCAGCGATAAGCTGGTTCGCGGCCTTGACTTGCTTGCGCGCGGCCATCGGGAGATTCTCGGAGAGTTTGGTCATTGGAACTGCCTATGTGCTTTGAGGATGAAATCGTAGGCCCGAACTTCCCCGCGCAGAACTTCTGTCTGGGAAACATCGACGCCTTCGATCAACTGGGTGTCAACGTGATCACGTCTCGCCTGTAACGTCTTTATAAAATCTTCAAAAGAAGGCGAACCTCGGCACGCGAGGATCACCCTCTTAAGATCGTCTCGGGATGCCATTACCAGCGCAGCGGGTTGCCGAGATACGGCCCGACCGTGTCCGGATCCTTCTTGTCGGACGCGGTCTTGTCGTAATTCTTCGTGTAGATCCGCATCGGCGGCGCGGGGCCGATATCGACCGCGCGAAAGCCCGGCGTGAAGTCAGCCTTGATCTGCTTCGAGCCTTTGGATTGCGGCATAAGCGTGTGGCCGTCGGGGCCGACGCTGGCTTTCAGACTCGTGTTGGTGCTCATTTGCTGGTACCTACGGCCTCGAAACTGTGATCCTTGCTCATGCCGCCCTTCGTCGGCGTCTTCATCGGAGCGGGCTTGTCCGGGTTGTCGAACAGCGTCTTGCACTTCTCCTGGAAAGTCGTGCCGTGCGGCGAGCCGCACTCGATCCCGAAGCGGGCTTTGATCTTCGTGTTCATCTGGGTGTCAGAGAACTTGGCCGGGGCAACCGTCTTGGTGACGCTGCCCTCGTCCGCGCCAGTCATGACGCCAAATTTGCCGCTGACGGTGCGACCGCCGAACTTGGTAGCCATTAGGCACCTTTGTCCATGCGGCCTTTCTTGGGCGAGCTGCCGCTCACAGCCTTGTCGCCGACCTCATTGACCGGGCCGGACTTAGCCGGAACGTAAAGCCCCGTCGATTCCGTGATCGTCTTGATCCCGCGCAGCGGCGCTTTGCTCGCATTCGGGACCGGAAACAACGCCTCGTCGGTCGCGACGTTGGTCGCCCCGGTGGGCATCTCGACGCCAAAGCGATCGGGATTCTTGCTCTGGCTGTCCGCGGCGCGCACTTGCTCACCGTTCCAATTCTTGTTGATGCCGAGCTCTTTGTGAGACTCGAACGTAGTGCCGTTCGGCTCTTGCGACATAACGCCAAAGCGGGCTTTGATCTTCTTGCCATCGCTGGAGTTCTTCGCCGTGAGGTCATGCGGCTTGGCCGCAAACGTGACGCCACTCGGCGAGCCCGTGAGGATACCGTGCCGCGCATCGATCTTCGGGCGGCTCGGGGCTTTCAAATTTGAATTGTGCGACATGGTGTCCTCATAAAGTTGTGAGCACTGCTCACTTGACATAATACGCTGATGTCAAGCTCCTATGCAACAGGGCGAAAGTTGTTCTGCGGCGTGACCTGGGGCGCCGGGGTAAGACCCTGAACGCCGCCTGCTCCTGGCGCAGCGGCCCCGGTGGGTACCGGAACCTGGCTGCCCGTAGGATTGTGCCCACCACCGCCGCCTCCTGGTACGAGCCCAGCAGCGGCTTGCGGGGGGACCTGGCCTTGCAGGTTGATGTTGACCCGCGGCGGGGGCGGAGGGGGAGGCGGGGGCGGAGGAGGCGGGGGCGGAGCGCCACCACCGGGCAGAGCCTCGCTCTGCTTGACGTTGATCTCGATGCCGAGATTGTCCGCGATCGCCTGAAGCAAAACGCTGGTCTCGCTGGGACCAAGCATTGCCTGATAGTTCGGGTTGTTGACGAGCTGCAAAAACTGAAGCTGCTTCGTGAGATCCTGTTCCTGCTTGGCGGCCTGACGCACGCCATCGACGATGATGTTCTCGTCGCCGCGCAGCATCTGCGTGTCGTCTGTCAGCATGATGAAATCGTAGAGCTGCTGAATCATAGGCTCGAAGACGTTGTTGTCGATGTTGTCAGCGACGTTCTGCAAGGTCTTGTTTGCGTTGTTGATCAGCATTGAAAGGCCGGACGCAGTACGTCCGGCGCCGCCCGAAGCGCCACCCCCGGTCAGATACCTCGGAATCGTTGAGACGTCGTCGAGGAGGGTGGAGAATTTGTCGAACACCGACATGATAGCTTGCGAGTTGTCCTGCGGCGAGAAAAACTCGACGGGCCGCGCGTTCGGCGATGAAGGGTCGCCCACGTAGGCCCACTCTTTCCAGGGGCGCAACTGCGTGTCTTGCCCCGGCGCGATCATGTCGTAGTTGTATACGACTTGCGGGCCGGAGCTGATCGAGACGTTGTTCACCACCGCGCGAAGGCAGGCATTGATGACATCGGTCAAGTCATTCGCAAGACCAGGGATGCCGTTGCCATACAGCGAACCGGGCTGAATGTCGAAGCTCGTAACGTAGTACGGCACGCGCTGGCGCGGCGAAGGGTTCAGCATCACTTTGAAGATCTTCTTGTCTACCATCCAGCAGGTGACGAAGTAGGGCTTCAGCGGATCTTGAATTCCAGGGATATTGTATTCTTTGAGATATCGACCGAGAATGAATCCGTTAAATTCAATCGCATTGATAAAGCTGTCGTCAAGGACGTTGTTGCGTCCTTCCATGAAGGCTCGCTCGTAGTCAAATATCTGAATCCACTCTTTGAATCCACGGGTTTCGTAGCTCGCGATGATGTCACGGATGTCGTCCTCTCGGTACCCTGGCAACCCGATCATGTTGTAGAAGTCGTTTACGGATAGACGCTGCCGCTCGAAGACTTCAGTATTGTCAATGTCGGTCGCGCCAGGGGAGAACCACACGTCCCATGGAGATACTCGATCCCAGAAAAACTTGGCTTCTTCGTGCTGGGTGAGCTTGCCGCCGCGTTCCCACTTGAGCGCGCGATGGCGCCGAGTTGTGGGGCCGCGAATGACGGCGTACTTGTAGACGGGCAGATCCGCAAGGAAGTCGGAGAGCGCCTTGTAAAAATTCCCGGTCTCCAGAATTTCATCGATTCTCCTCTGGGCCTCGACAGCCTCAGATGCAGCCTTGCGACGTTCGTTCAGCTTGGCAGCCTCGTACAGCACCTTTTCGCGGGCGATGATCTGCTCTTGGCTGACCTTCTGCCCCTGCGCATTCATGTGCCGTACTTCAGCGGTGATCAGGTTCTTGATCTTCAAGTCGATCCGGTCGGGCACGGCGGGGTCCGCGGTGGGCTCCAGGCGCCAGGGCCGGTCGGAGTTCATGTACACGTTGCGCAGCAGCGCGGTCGCGCCGCGGCACTTCATCGTCATCTGGCGCGAGTAGACTTCAGAGCCGCCGAACTTCCGGATCTCAGCGAGCTTGGTCGGATCGTACTGCCCGTTGTAGGCGCGCATCGCGGCAATGAGCTGGTCATCGACGAAGATGGTGCGGCGGTGCCGGACGGCTTTCTCGAACCGATCGCGCACATACTTCGCGAGGCCGGTCATGGACTCTTCTTTGAGATTGGCGAGCGACTGGGACTTCTTTTCGGCGGCGACCATCTCGTCGTTGCCCACCACGCGCAACAGGCCCTTGCCTTGATGCTTCATCGTGTCGAGCTCTTTCAGGTCCGAGGCCAGAAACACACCGGCACCGATGTTGGGTGCCATGGCAGAATTCCCGATGTTCGCCCCGGTAGCCATGCCCGGCGTCGGGCCATTGCTGTTCGAGTTCGTGTCCAGAGTGGACGTGGGGGGCGGCGGAATTCCGGCCATGTTATGTCCTGCAAGTTACGGAGGCGACTGCACGCACGAGTATAGCAGCAAGCGACATTATGTCCACCCAGCGCTAGAAACACGTCCTGGCTGGTTGGGATCGCGCCGCGGGCGCATCAAGCGAGTTTGCACTGTCCCCGAGAACCCCAACACCAAGTATTGAAACGAGTCGGCGATATCACTCCAAGGGTGCGACTTGTTGGGCAGCGGATTCAGCTCACCGTCTTTCTTCTTGTCGAAGCGGTACTTGCTGCGCAGGGCCTGCACGAGATGCGTGCATGTGGGGCTGATCAGAACCGCGGGGCCACCCTCGCGCGACTGCAAGAACCACTTTTCGACCGCGCGCAAGCGGGGCTCGATCTGATTGGTCTGCGCGGGCTGGTTGGCGAAGCCCAGCCGCTTCAACGCCTGGAAGACCGACTCCTCGCCAATCTGTGAGCGGGCTATCCCCGACGGATCGCCG